ATAATATATTTATTTATTAATATTAAATATATTAATAATATATAATTAATATTAAATTAAATATTAATTATATATAATATTTAAATAATAATATAAATAATATGTAATATAAAAGAAATAATATTAATAATATAAACTTATATAATAATAAATATAATAATTAAAAAGAAACTATATTAATAATAATATAATTATTATTAATATAATATATAATATATTATTAATATAATAATAATAAACTATATATTATATAATAAATATAATTATTATTAATATAAATAATAATAGGAGTTATATATAATATGAAACTAATAGCTACTAATAAAGAATTAGAATTAAGAAAAAAGAAAGAAGAAATCACAAATTCTTCAGACGAATATCAAAATAAACCAGTGATTTCTTCAATCACAAGACATGTTCAGAAAACATGGCTTCGTGTAAAAGAAGATAATAGATACGTCAGAGAGAAAATGATTGATTCTCTCAGACGTTGTAGAGGAGAATATAGTCCAGAAAAACTAGCAGCTATTAGAAAGTTTGGTGGATCTGAACACTACTTCAGGAATATTGAAGTAAAATGCCGTGCTGGAGAATCTTGGATTAAAGATATATATAAATATGGTCAGGAATCTCCTTTTGTATTAAAGCCTACTCCTATTCCTGATCTTCCAGATGAGGAGCTTGAGGATAAAGTAGAAGAAGAGATACAAGAGAAAATGCAAAAGTATTTTCTTGAAGTACAAGCAAAACAACAAATTGGTGAAATTATTAATGAGCAAGAAATCAATGATACTATTAACAATATTCGCATCAGAGCTATAGAAGAAGCTAAAAAAGAAATTTACGAAGAAGCAGATAAACGTGCCTCTAATATGAAACATACTATTGAAGATCAGAATGCAGAAGGTGGTTGGGACATAGCATTTAAGAATTTTCTTTGGTATCTTACAAGAGTTAAGGCTGGTATAATTAAAGGGCCTATTATTTGTAAAAAGAAAAAGAAATACTGGACTATGGGAGAAGATGGATTTATTCCAGAGTATAGAGATGAATTAGTTCCAGAAGTGTATTGTGTATCTCCTTTTAATTTCTTTCCATCAAAAGGAATTACTAATTCTAATGATGGTGATATTATTGAAATACACGAATTAACTCGTTCTGCTATTGAAAATCTTAAAGGGGTTCCTGGATATTCTGATAATAATATAGATCGGGTTCTTTTTGAATTTGATAAAGGTGGTCTATATAATTGGTTAAATATAGACGATGAACAACAAGTAAAGGAAGTAGAAAAAGATAGAGATTCTGCTATCAATACAGTTATTTATGATAAAGCAAGGGCTATTGAATATTGGGGAGTTGTTCCGGGAGAATATCTCATAGAATGGGGCATGGAAGGAGAAATAGAACCAGCAACTTTATATAATATCAATGCGTGGTTGATTGGTAGTTATGTTATTAAAGCTATTATAAACCCGGACCCTATTGGTAATAAACCATATTCAGTAACTTCGTGGAGTAAAAATCCAGCTTGGATTTGGGGAGAAGGTCTTGTTGAGTTAGCAGAAGATATTGAAGAGGCAATGAATGCTATCATTAGAGCAATAATTAATAACGTTGCCATTGCTTCTGGGCCACAAGTAGAAATAAATAGTGATAGATGTAAAGATAATGAACCCTTATATCCTTGGAAAAGGTGGAATTCTACAAGTTCTCAAATGAAAGAAGCCCCTGCTGTTAAATTTACAGATATTCCAATGCATGTTACAGAATTAGTAACTGCATATAGATTTCTTAGTGGTATTTTAGATGAACATACTGTTCCTGCATTTGCTCATGGAGATTTACAAGTAGGTGGTGCTGGTAATACTTCTTCAGGATTAGCACAACTTATTGCTGCTGCAAGTCGTAGTATTAAGGCTGTAGTAAGTAATATAGACGATGATATTATAATTCCTTATATTCAGCGATGTTATGATTTAAATATGTCTTATTCTACAGATAATTCAATTAAAGGTGATATTAGAATAGTAGCAAAAGGTGTTCAAGCGTTAGCTGCTAAAGAACAATCTGCTACAAGAAAAAATGAATTTCTTCTTGCATTATCTAACCCAACTTTTGCACAGCTAATGGGAGAAGAAAAAGTTAAATATATTATAGAAGATATTGCTAAATCTCATGATATTATATTTCCTGAAGATATAGAAGATAAACAAGAGCATAATGAATTTATGGTCCATATATCTTCTATGAACAATATGGCAGCGAATGCTACAGGACAAGCTGCGGCTGGAGGTAGTCCTACTATGAGCACTCCATTAAATGAAATGGATGAGCCGATAGGTTCTGCTGAATTACAAAGGAGAGTATAATGTCAATTGATAGAGAATTCTATAGAGCATTGTATAGATTAAATAATACAAATGATGGTAAAATACTTAATGATTATCTTAAAAATACTCTTAATGAAGTATTTATTTCTATGTTATATAAAAAAGATAGTGATTTATATAATTTACAAGGAAAAGCTAGTTATATTAGAGAGTTACTTGACTTACTAGATAATTCAGTAGTACATATAGAGCGACTAGATGCACAAGATAGTTTAGCAAAAGATTCTAAAAATATCTATTAACATTAATAATTTAAAAAAATAAATGTATAATTATAAATGAAGTCAACAATACCTCGAAAGAGACTGTTGATAAAATAAAATATAAACGCATGGCTAATTGGTGGATACCCAATAGGCCCACAAGAGAGGAGAAACCATGCAAGTAGATGAAAAAGTTCCTTCAGTTGTTGAAAGAGAAGCATTAGAAGCAGAGGAGTTATTTAAAAAATTATTTGAAACACAAGAAGAAGATGATGAGGACGCGTTAAAAGAGAATGAAAAGGATGAACAGGGTTCAGATAATAATGATGCTGATAATGAATCTTCCAAAAATGTCTCTGTTGACGATGATACATCAGATAAAACAGAAAATACTCCTACTGATGAAGATGATTTTAAAAAATGGAAGGAACGATATCTTTCTCTTAAAGGAAAATATGACGCAGAAGTTCCTCGCCTGAGTCATGAACTTAAAGAACTTAAAGAGAGCCTCTCAGCTACACTAAATAGAGAAGAAGAGGACTTTAAGAAAAAAGAAAAAGAGAAAGAAGAAGAAGAGCTTAGGGCTTTTCAAGAAACTTATGGAGAAGAATTTACACAAAAAGTAAAAAAACTAATTGAAAAACAAGTAGAAGACCATATTAATCCTTATAAACAAGAGATAGAAGCTGTAAAAGAAGACCAAACTAAAAAAGCTCAGTTAGATTTTATGAAAGAGCTTGATGAAAAGGCTTCTGGATGGCGTGATCTTTGGAGTGGTAAAGACCCAGAATTTAAGGAGTTTCTAAATCAAACAGACCCAAGCGGACTTTATACATATCAAGAACTTATAACTATGTATAATACTAAATGGGATGCAGAAAAACTTGCAAAAGTATTTAATATTTATTTAGAACAAAAAAATCAAACTAAAGAAAAACAAAACCAATCTCGTTCTTCCAAAGAATTACGAGTCCCAGATAATTTAACAAATCCTTCACGATCTACTAGTGCAAGTACCCCTCAAGATAAATCTAAGAAAATTTGGAGTGAATCCGATATTGCTAAATTTATGCATGAGGAACGTACTGGTAAGTATAGTGCGGAAGAGGCAGAAAAAATTTGGGATGATATTCTAAGTGCTCCTATGGAGGGACGTGTGCGGTAATCTAGGAGGCAAACATGGCTGTATTTCCTACTGCACCATCACATCCCGACTATAGTTCAAATGGAAGCATTCGTGCTATTCCAGCAATTTATTCCAAACTATTAGTCAAAAAGTATTATGCTGCAACTCTTCTTAATGAAATTTCAAACACTAATTATGAAGGTGAGATTAAAGCGTTTGGTGATACTGTTTTTATGCGTACTCGCCCAACAGTAGATACATTTGATTATCAGAAGGGAATGGTTCTTCCAGTACAGAATCCCGAATCTCCCTATGTAGAACTTAAAATTGATAAGGGTAAGGGATTCTCTTTTGCGATTGATCGTGTAGATGAGTTCCAATCTAATATTCCTCTTATGAAGGAATGGGCTGCTGATGCTGCCGAGCAAATGAAGATTGTAGTTGATCGTGATGTGCTTTCTACTATTTATGCAGATGCCCACGCTCGAAATACTGGTGCAACTGCTGGTGTTATTTCACAAAATCTTAATCTTGGTGTAGCCGGTACTCCTCTTGTTGTAAATGAACTTGGTGCTGGTACTAAGTCTGGCGCTGATTCTGCTAATGCTCTTCCTATTATCGACGCAATTCTTCGTTGTGGTCAGGTACTAGATGAGCAGAATATCACTGAGTCTGGCCGTTGGATTATTCTACCTGCTTGGGCTATTCGTCAGCTTAAAGGGTCTGATCTAAAGGCGGCATATCTCACCGGAGATGCTACTTCAACCCTCCGTACTGGCAAGGTTGGTATGGTAGATAGGTTTACTGTTTATGCATCTAACCTACTTACACCCGGTGTAGATGCAGGGTCAGTACATTGTATCTTTGGCCATTCTGAAGGCTTTACTTTTGCTACTCAAATTACTGAATCTCGTATTATTGATAATCCATTCTCTTTTGGTAAGTTAATGCAAGGTCTTCAGGTTTATGGGTATAAAGTTTCTAACAGTGAGGCTATTGGCCACCTACTCATCAAATCTGCTTAATATTTAATAATTAAAATATAGGGCTAGGAAACACACCTAGCCCTATTTCCTATGGAGGAAATATATGGCAACTGTAGATGTTTCTCGTAAAGTTACTATCATTGATGGTACTAATACTATTTCTTTTATTGCAGATATGGCAAAAGATAATGTAGCTTCTGGTGATACTTATATTGTTGGCAAACTTCCAGCAGGTATGGCTGTTACTCGTGCATATATTCGCAACGTTACTGCATCTGATGCTGCTACTTCTAAAGTAGCTAGTGTAATCGTTGGAGCAACTGCGGTTGCTTCTGCAATTGATCTCAAAGCTGCTGCTGGTACTATTGTTGCTGAAGCTGATGCTATTGCGATTACTACTGCTGACACTAACGTAACATTTAGTCCTACTACTGTTGGTGCCGAGACTGTTAAAGGTAAGTTTGTTATTACTCTTGAAGTAGTTAAGATTCAGTAAATAATAGTGTAAAATAAAATAAAGGTAGGGTGGATTGGGGCGTAACCCGTCCACCCTATTTTATTTTTAGAAAGGAATATACTATATATGAAACTTCTACGTAATAAAAATACAGGTGCTATTTTTGATTGGACGAGTGCTCTTGCTAATTTAGATTATATGGAAATTTATGAACCTAAAATGGATATTTATATTGAATCTCTTGAGAAAGAAGAACCAATTGAAGGCTTGCAAGATGAAGTAACACACGATGAATTAATGGCAGCAGCTATGGATGTTTTAGAGGCACTTGAAAAAGAAGAAGAAGTCAAAACTAAATCAAGTATTTCAGCATATAAAAGGAAAAAATAAATGCGCGCTGAACAATTAATAGATATTGCTCGTCGTTATTTAGATGATAGAAAAGAAACAGCATCTACGCTACTTTGGTCAGATGATGAGCTACTCTATTATTTAAATTTAGCTCAACGAAAATTTTGTAAAGATACATTAATTTTGTCTGATATGACTACCCAACTTATTACTGAAATACCCATAGCAGCTTCAACTCCAAATATACATTATCAATTAGACCCTCGTATTCTTAAAATAGATGCTGCAATTTTACTTATACAGGCATGGCATCTTAGACGAGATACAATTATTAATTTTGAAAAAGACCCCCTATGGTTTTCTAGAATAGGTATACCATCTCGATATTGTATAGATGCACAAAGGGGTTATATTACACTAGATAGACTAACTTCTATTGATGATACAATTAAATTAAGAGTTAGGAGAATGCCTCTTAATGATATTAATGATAGTAACGATATACCAGAAATTCCAGAACAGTATCATGAATATTTAATTGAAGGTATTCTATTTCATGCTTATATGAAACAAGATGTTGAGGCTTTTGATATGGCAAAAGCTAATACATATTTAGCAATATTTGAAAATAATTTAGAGAATCTGAAGCGAGAAGAATATCAATATCAATACTCTGATATAAGTTCTGGTTTTAATAAAGCATTTATGTAATAGGATAATCTATGGGAAAAAATACACCTAAAATAATTTATAAATTTGTTGGTGCAAATAATGTAGATGACCCTTCTGAAGTAAGTGGTATTCTCTCAGCAGACCCATTTTTAATTTTATCTGAGATGACTGAATTATCTAATGTAGATGTAAACAATAATGGAAAAGTTCTTAGAAGAAGGGGTTATACATTAAGAGTAAATAATGCAGCACACTCTATGTGGAGTAATAATAAAGAATGTTATTTTATTGAAAATGGATTTTTAAAAAGATTTAATTCTGATTATACTATAAATATAGTAGGAACTCTTCCATCAAATAGACGGGCTGTATATGAACAGGTAAATGATGTTATTGTTATTTCAGATGGAGATTATTATAGAATATTACAGGATAATTTTTTATATTCAGCAGATGTTAAAGATGGACTTCCTCCAGTTGGAGGACAAACTCTTTGTTTTTTTAAAGGTAGATTATATATAGGTAAAGAGTCTAATATATATTTTACATTACCGTATGATATAGAAACAATGGATGAAGTAAATAATTTAATTCCTTTAGCAAGTTATGTTAAAATGATTGTAGCAGTTGATGATGGTATGTTTATTTCAACATCTAAAGAAATCTTTTTCTTTAAAGGTAATTCTCCTGAAGAGTTTGAAGTAATTAAAGTTGCTAATTATCCTGCTATATATGGAACTGCTACTAAATGTAAAGGAGAGATTTTTGGAGAGGCTTTACAGGGAGTGAGTAGTGAAGCGATAATATTTGCTACAACACAAGGTATCTGTGTTGCTGGAGATAGTGGCTTTTTTAGAAATATTTCTAAATATAAATTTCAATATAAGCCAGGAACATTTGGTACAGCAATTTTAAAAGAACAAAATGGTATTACACAGTATATAATGAATACTTATAAAGAAGAAGATGAATATAACATCTATCAAAAAACCGATCTATAAGGAGATTGATTATGGCTTTACGGCGTTCAACCGGGTATGTTAATGCCCTAGCATATGGTCTTGGTGAAGGGGCCATTCTTAATGATATGAAACTTAATGTTTATACAGGAGCACAACCTGCTTCTGCTAACGATGCT